GATGGCATTAGCAAATCGAACCCACCAGTTCCAGTCTTCAATATCAAGCATCCGGTTGCACTGCCAGCGCAACGGAAACGCCCATTGCCCTTGCGTCCACGGATTGAACAGGTCAGCGCGGCCAATATACTCGTCCGTGATAATCAGCCCGCTATCGAACTGCATATCAAACTGAGTGCCAACAGAGCGGCGGTCGAGAACCAGAAGGCTGTCAAATGTGGTTAGCGCTTCGACATTCTCAGGTGCCACAAACGGGACCCAAGGTAGTTCTTCACGGAAGGTGAACGAAGCGGTGCCGCTGTGATCGGGATTGACGCGGCTGGCCTGCGCACCTGTGGCAGTGAACGCTTTCGTCAGCGGCGTAACGAGCGCCTTCGCACTGTAGGCTTGCGTCGCGGTAGTTTGGAACAGCAACCGATCGGACTGCACATCCCTGACCACAAGGATCTCCCATGCGTCACCTTCGCGCACGAGCACTTCACGCCCTTCACGGAAGTCACCCCTTGCGGTATTGCACAGGATATATTCGTCTCCAACTGCAATTGCAGTCTTCGATTTCACTTGATACTGGTAGAGCGGAACGCGGAAGGTGCGCCCGTAGCTGACTTGCATCGTGGCAAGGAAACGGCGCAGATCGGACACATCGTCAAACGAGAAGTTCCCGGAGAAGGTCCGCTTGGGCGATACGTTCAACGGTGTGCTGTCCTCAGTGCCGTTATGGGACACTTGAGTATCAGTCAGCCAGTTCCACTCTTCCTTGATAGGGGTGTCCGGCGTCTGCTTAACCAGATCGTATCCAGCGATCCCTGTGTTCATGTCAACGAGGAGGGAAACCCCTCCGCGGTTGTCACTCGGGTTATTGTCGAAAGCGGAACGAACTTCGTAGAACTCGTATCCAGTAAGCTCGAGGGGAAGGATAGCTGCTAGCGCATCGAACGCATCATCTTCAGTTAGATAAAGATTGACGTCCATCCCGTTGTCAACGGCAGCCCAGACCAGTTCGTAGTCAAGACCGTCGTTGCTGCCCCAGACCTCGAAACGATTGTCCCACGTCTGACCGGGGACGGGAGGCCCGCCTCCTGCCATGCTGTCGTCACTGGGCCAAGCGCTCCAGGCGTCATACTGAAGCAAGCCATTGCTGTCGGCGGCCCGTGGCTTCGTGAGCCTGATCGCTCCGCCCTTACCGCACGCAAGCGTTACGCGGGGTTGACCCGCAAACGCTACAGCATCAGCATTCAGTGCAAAGGTGTAGATCATGCTTTCACCATGCTGCCGACATCCGTGCGGTTCCGACGGATGATGTTCATAACCACACGCTCGCCTTCCTCGCTGTCCATCGCTCCAATGAACGACTTCTCGTCAAACAGGTTAACGACCTTCGTGTTCGCGTTAACGGTTGGACCGTTCCCGCCTGCTGCATCGTTCGCCTTCTGCTGAGCGGGAGTCTCAATGGTGACGCGCTCGCCCTTGGTGACGTTCATATTGATGTTGTTAGCATCGATGCCGGACTTACCCTGCACCATGAACTGACCGCCAGTGGCGTAGCTGCCCACGTTCGTCGACATGATCGCTGCGACGTTTGCACCCGTCTTGAGTCCAACCGCTGCCGCTGCAATGTAGTTGAACGGCGGAGGCGCGCTTGCGAGCGCCTTCTGCGCCGCAACGTATCCGTCGATCGTTGCTTGAGCAATAGCTGCCGCCTTGCTGATAGCGCCAACGACGCCTGAGCCGTTCTTGGTGATGCCCGCAAGAGCACCGAAGAAGTCGCTGGACGCCTGCAAGCGCTGCTCGTTATACTTGACCCAAAGCCCAGCAAGCGCTCGCTGATACTCATCTTCCTTGATCAGCTGGTCGGCGCGCATCTGGTCCAACTTAGCGTAGACCGCTGCCTTAGCATCGATCTCTTGCGTCTGCTGGAGAATCGGGTTCAGCACGCTACCAAGCTGGCTCTGAATGAATTGCTGCTGGCGGAGCTGGTCGTTCTTCTTCATAAGCGCGTCCGCTTCCGCGTTCACGCCTGCAACATAAGTCGGACTCAGCTGGATGCCCTTCGCAAGCATCGCTTGCCGGATCTGTTCGTAATAAGCTGCCTGCTCCGCCGCCTGACCGTAGTATTGCGTCGCGACGGTAGCCTGGTCCATAGCTTCCTTCAGCTGGAACAGGGGGTCAGTCGCTTCCGAGTGAGCACGGGTCGCAAGGAGCAGCTTCTGATTGAACTGCTCCTGAGTGATTACGCCTTGCGCCAGCAGTTCGTTAAGCGCCTGCTGAGTCGCTGCATAGGTGCGCGCAGGACCGTTGATCTCCTCCATGATGCGGTCCGATTCCTGCTGGACATACTTGTAATCCTGAATCGCCTGCACCTTGGCAAGGATGCTTGCACGCTCGGCAGCGTTCAACGTGATCTTCTTCTGTGCCAGTGACTCTTCGATCTGGTCCATGCGCTGCTGCACTTCGCGGGCGTCCTTCAGCAGCTTCATGCGAGCCAGTTCGTCATCCAGCTTGAGGTTCACCATACCGATCGCGAGCGCGCGGCGCTCTGCGGTGTGGTCAACCTTCGCCTTCGGACCGTCGCCACGGTTCTGAATGATAGCAGCCGCCAACGCTGCAAGACGCGCCTTGGCAGCGGCGGTCGCAGCTTCATCCCAAGCCTTCTTGAAGCCCTGGATCGTATTGTTCGCCTCTTGCACCTTGTTCGCAAAGGTGGCACCGATGTCCATGCTTTCCAGCTCGAACATATTCTGCGTGATGCTTTGCACGCCCAAGTTAACCTTGTCGAGCTGGGGAACAACCTTATCGAATCCAAGGTTCTCGAGCACTGTGTTAGCGCCATCCCCAAGGAAGTTGATAAACCCGATCGCAGCGTTGACCGTGTCCTGGATCACCATGATGACGCTGTTCGCAATGCCAAGGATAGCATTCGCGATCAACTTGACCACATTGACGAACGTCTTCCAGATCAGCTCGATCAGCGTATGCACGGCAGCGTAGAAGCCCAGGAACGCCATGTAGAGGAAGTTCGTGGTGGCGCTCCATGCGGTGCGGATGTAATCAGTAGCAGGGCCCCAGCCCTCAACCATGCCTGCCAAACCTTGCTTGACGGTAGCAATGAAGCCGTTCCAGCTATCAGCCGCAGTGATGGTGATCTGGTCGAACTCTTTCAGCTTGCCTCCGGCGCCAACCGTCTCGTTCGACAGCTTGCGCATTTCCTTCTCGGTGAGTCCCAGCGTCTGCGCATAAGCCTCGAGCTCGGGCTTATGGCGGGAGGCCATCTCGTTGGTGAAGTTCTTGTAGGCAAGATACAGTCCGCCAATGGCAGCGGCGACCACAGTGAGCGGCGCAATCATCCTCACGATCGATGCAACGAGACCGGACCAGCCACCCGCCGTGGTGCGGGCAATATAATCGAGCTGCGAACCCTGCTGGATCAGAACGAGCAGGGGGTTCTGCCCGCCGGCCAGCGACACGCCAATGTCCTGGAGCTGCGCAATGATGTTCGCGTTCGAGGACCGCGTGCGGGACTGCGCCGCTTCCAGCTTCTTGGACGCTGCATCCGCTTGGTTCGCATTGTCGACGATGGGTTGCGCCGCTCCAGTAGCGGCCGCTCGTGCCTGCTGAAGCGCTGCCACATAACCGCGAATCGAGATTTCACCGGCGTCGAACTTTGATTTCGCTACAGCGAGATCGGCCGCAAGCTGCTCTTCAGCGGTGCTCGTTGCTGCCGCCGTGGCTGTGGTGCGCTGCTGGGCCGCTGCAAGCCGAATCGCTGCGGCCTCCGCACTACTGCTAGCGGCAGCGGCTCGCGCTGTAGCGGCCTCTGTGCGCGCTGCCTCGGTAGCCAGCTTCTGCTGTTGCGTTGCGAGCTTTGCGGCGGCAAGCGCACCCGTGTCCTGAGCCTGTGTCAAGCGCACTTGTGCGTTCAGGAGCTTGGCTTGTGCGCTGTCTGCACGCGCCATGGCGCTCACCAGCTTGTCGACGCTGGAGGTGTTCACAGATGCGAGCGCGTTCTTCAGCTTCTCAACATAGTTGAAACCGCGATCCGCAGCGTCAGCAATCTGATTAATCTTCTTGGCGGTATTGGCGTCAACCTTGTCGGTGACTTCAATGTCAATCCGTTCTTCTGCCATCGCCTACCTCAGCAATCGTTTCTTGGCATCCTGAACAGCCAAGCGGAACACAATCAAAGCTCGGGGGATAAACCCGCCAGCAAACTGCCGACTTGTCCCGCTATCCAAGTCGCCGATGTAAGGCGTAAGGTTGGATAGAAAGATGGGCTGCCCCGGTTTCTTATATTGCAGCTCTTCGAGCCCGTCCGCAACAGCTTTATCAGCACTCGCTCCTCGTGAGCTGCCAAACTTGCCCATCACGTGCGCGGGGAGTTCATCTGCGGCAGGGTTGCCTAGGTTAACTTGCCAGTTCGAAAGAGCGGTGGACGTATCAACCGGAGTGATGTCCACCAGCTCCTCGAGCATTGCCTTAGCGCCAGCAACGGCGATATCAGAAGCGAGCGTGTCCAAACCCTCTGCGCGCTTGCGCATCGACTTAGCTAGGTCCTTGAGGGTCCGGCCTGCCACGCTG